AGTAAAATTAATTGTATTGTTATGTGAGCCTGGTGAATCCCCTCCTATATTAATTACTCCGGTTGTATTAGTGTTTCCTAAATGATCAATTAAATCACCTTTTACATTAAAAATACTATTGTTAAGTTGATTAGTTGATACGAAACTACCAAACCAAAGATTTCCGGTTTGATGTGATGTATAATATGTTTTATCAATGTTATAATTAACTATAAATTTACCTCTACGTAACAAGTTACCTTGATTTCGCATAATACATATATCACCATTTATATTAATGTTAGAACCATATAAATTTCCAAAAATATAAAATGGAAATGCATCTGTAACATCGCGATATTTAGATGTTACCGTTACTGTTAATGTAGGATCATTAGTAGTACCATTAGAAATACCTCCAATAAATATAGCAGCACCTGTACCAGCTTGTCCAGATGAATATATTCTAGTTTCATTTTCTGTTATTATTGTAATTTTCGATTCAGTAGATCCAACTGTTGATCTAAATATATTAATATATTCATTACAATTAGAATATATTGAATTTAATTTTGCATAAAATATATGTGGATTTGAATTGGTATCATAATAAAATCTACAATGACCGATACTAGAACTAGAACCTGTACCATATTGTTCATAATCTAAATGACCTAACACATTAACAGTTTCATTTGACCCAGTACCTGGATTAAATAAAGCCATTGCATTACCAGTAACTGTTTGATTGTAAAATATAACTTTACAATTAGGTTCAAAATAATATGTTAATCCATTTTTCCATAAATTAATATCATCGATTCTACTATTCCAATAATTCGAATTACTATCTCTATTATCAAAAATAAATGTTTGTGGAAATACATGTATTAAATCACCAGCAACTGCTGCATCTCGTGCTGCTTTTAAAGTAAGAAATGGTTTTAATATGTTACCTACATGACCAGCACGAGTAGTATCAGCATCAGAACCTGTTGGAGATACATATAACACATTACCAGTATTTGTTTTAATACCTGTTAATCCAGATCCATCTCCAACAAATGAACCACTAAACGATCCGCTAAAAATACCATTTCCGGACTGTGCATGTGAAGCGGTAATTGCGTATGATGCAGATATAGCATTCGAAATACTTCCAGAAAAATATGATGCAGTTAATGCGAATGATGCTGTAGTTGCATAAGATGCACTAGCTACAGTTAATCCGGGAATTGTTATTGAACCTGATAAAATTACATCACCACCATTTGAACTAATCGATGATGTTGAATTACCTAAAAAGAAAGTACTGGTTCGAACATCCAATGATCTACTTTCCGATGCATCTGTTGCAAACCTAAAATAGTTATCATCATCTGCATACATTTCAACACCAACACCTTTATAATCAGTTGTCGAGCCTGTTAATGCAGAACCAGTCCAGATTAATATACCTTGTTTTTTATCATTCCAACCGGTATATCCAATTGTTCGAATTATACCAGAATTTTTTCTTCCTGCAAACTCAATACCTTTTGATAATTTATCAGATACAAATATAGAACCAGTTATTAAATTATAATCACCATCTATATATCGGTTACCACCTTGCCATTCTAAATTTTCAACGGAACTAATGTAATTACTTCGTTCTCCGGCTTTGTTGTAGTATTCAATTTTAAATGTTTGTTGTACTCCAGATTTATGTATAGTTGGTATACGTGATCTAATTCTTGTATAGTTTGGAGTATAGCCTGGATTAGTATCAGTTATAACTTGTATATCTGACAACTGCCATTGTCCTCCTTTTATAACATAAATTAAAACACCAGTCCCATCATTATCCGCAGTAAAATTAAATGCATAATTATCAAAACGCATAGCATTTGATTTAACATTTAATTCTCCTATTTTTTTACCAAATGTTTTTGGAAATTCTTGATTGTAATAATCACGATAATCTAAATTAAATGCACTACCAGATGCATAAATATAAATCGTTGGATCTGTATTACCAGTACCAGATGTTCTAGTTCCTAATGCAGTTAATTGTATTTTATATCTGGATTTTGAATTAAATTTACCAGCAACACTTCCGGTAATTTCCACAACATCAATTGCATTTCTTGCAGTTAAATTGTTTATAGAATCGATATACATTGCATTTGGTAATGTGTATATCGAATTAGTGCCAGTATAAATTATATTAGGTCCGGTGATTTGATTGAATCCTGAAAATGCAGAAGCTGTATAATAATTTTGAACTATAGGTGTACTAAAATTACCAATTGATACATATGGTTGCACTGATGAAGTATCTGTTACAAATATATCAGTTTCTCTTAATTCAGTATCACTTATCAAGTCCCAAGTTCCAACAGTACCAGTATTGCTAGAAAATATTTTAATTCTAGATATATCACCACTTAATGGTTCTAAATCATCAATTTCAATTAATGCATATGATTCAGAATTTTCTGTTGCAACATAATCAGTTGGTGGAGCCGTATATTCTAATGAATATGCAGATAAATCGAACTGATCGTAACGATGTGGTACTCCACTAATACTTTGTGATGATTCAATTACATAATTTGAATCCAATATAATACTTGTATCATCTAACACACGTTGTATTTTACCACTATATGGTATTGTCGGTATAGTATATCTAGAAGTCGGTACCGGATTTACTGGTGTTGGTACTGTTACCGTACCACCTAACATTTCTGATTTAAATATACCTCCTGATATAATTAATATAGGCGTACCATTTTTAGATATATACTGTACAGAACCACTATTATATGTTACTGTTTGTGTTGTATTGTATTGACGATCGAATTGTACACTAACTTGTTCACTGATAGAAATTGTTGGTTTTTTATCAAAAATGATTTCAGATGAATTTGCTACTGTTGGATTTGCGTACAACTGATGTTGCCACATTACATTGTTACGGTTAGCCCATTCTTTCGGTGGAGTAGTTCCATTGATATATTCAGCAGTACCTACTAATGTTATTGTTACATTACCAGATGGTGTAGTTGGTAAAATGTGTATTACAATGATACGTGATTCATCTTCTTCAACTAAATCAGAAATTTCATAAGCAATAGGATCGCCATTATAATCAAGTATCTCGATATATAATAAACTTTCCTCTTTTAAATTTCTAGGATTTCCGTGTAATTTAAATAAATTTCTACCAGCATTTAATTGAGCTGGAAATTCTTTAATTTGAAATAAATCGGGTGATTTTTCTGTAGTATCTATAAAATATACCGGCTCTGTATGCAATCCAATATAAACTGGTTGTGTATTATCCATATATCATTTCAATTCATTTTTATATAAATATTACACACGGTAAATCTATATTAAGAATGAATTATCTGACTGAACCCATTTATTTTATTAACTTCGATTAAATTGTCTACCATATCTCTCATCGAATCTACGTGAGATATTATAATTGAAAAATCAAATTTAGTTCTAAAATATTCAAATAAATTAACAACAGCTGAAATGTGTTCTTGATCTAAACTTCCCCAACCTTCATCAATTGCTATGAAGTTAGGACGAGGTAATGCAGATACATTGATCAATGCAATTCTAATTGCTAATGATGAAATAAATCTTTCCATACCAGATGTTAATTCTAATGGCCAGAAATTATCTTCATCGTAAATAATATAACCATTGATATTTTTACCATCTGTTTGTAAAACCATATTGAAATCAACAACTTGATTCAATACATTGTTAATTTCTGTTTCAATTTTAGGAATAGCTTTCGATATAATATCATATGGTACACCATCTCTACTAATAGATTTTAAATAGTATTCATATGCTTTATATTCAATTTCTAATTGTTTATAAACATCTAATTGTTCGATTGCTAATGATTTTTTTGTTTTTGCAACCTCAATTGCACCGTGCATTGATTTAATTGAATTATTTGTTTGTTTAATCGATGTATTATATGTATCAATTAAATTTTTTAATTCATTTATTTTAATATCAATTTTAGCATTATGTACAATAGCAGATTCATTTAGTTTAAATAAACCTTGTCGTTCCAATGTAGTTTCTAATTCAGATTCTTTAGTTTGTAATTCATTTTCTATAATTTGCAATTGTAATTCTTGTTTTTCAATTTCTAAACATTTTGAATCGAATTGTGTTTTGTATTGTTGCAATTTATTATATGCGTTTACTGAATCAATTAATTTCTCTGAATTATTTTTTACATCATTGTATTGAGTAGTTAATTCTATTAATAACTGCTTATCTGCTTCAATTGTATTTTGAGCTTCGATTGCGTTTTGTACAAATATGTTAGATGTACAGTATTCACAGTCCTTATCATATTGATGTTCGGTAAGGTGATTAATTTTTTCTTGTTTTGCATTGATAATTTCCTGTTGTTGTTTTACTTTTAGTTGTATATCTGCTAATTCTGTTTCATATACTTCTAATTGATCAACACTTATTTTTAATTCTGTTTCGTTGTATGATTTAATATTTTTTTTAAGTTTTAAACGATCTGATTTTAATATCTCTAAATTCAATTCAGCTGCATCTATATCTTGTTGCAATTTAGATATTCTAGTTGTTAATGTAGTTTCTGAAAGTTCTAAATCATCAATTGATGGTCCACTATATGATGTAGGCTGTTTTGATTCTATTAATTCTACAATTTCATTTTGTGCTAAATTTCTTTTTTCTTGTAATTTATCTTCATCTGTTTCTAGACTAATAATCGATTCTTGATTATCTATAATGATATTATTTGATTCTGTAATAATAATATCAAAATCAGTCTTTTTATATTCTTTAATTTTACCAGCTGTTTCTTTGCTTTCATCAATAGCTAAAGCATACAATTGTTCAAAAACTGAAATATCTAAAAATTGTGATAATAAATCTTTTCGTTCTCTTTGTGATTTTTCTATAAAATTATTATTGTCTGCTTGTAATGAAAATGCAGTTAATATAAAATCATCATAAGTACCTAAATATTTACGAATATTTTTATTTGTATCACTACGTTCATCTCCATTTAGGTTTTCTGATTCAGTATAAAAATCTACTAATACTTTAACATGACCATCTTTTCTTTTAATACCTTCACGCACAATAGTATACACAATTCCATTCATTTCAAATTTAAATTCTCCACGAAATTGTGATTTTTTATTGTTTAAAACTTCATGTGCTTTACCCGTTTTACTACATTTATCAAATATAGTATAAGTAATTGCATCTAATAATGAAGATTTACCAGAAGTATTTGCAGCAAATAAACCATTAACACCATTTATATTTTCAAAATCAATAACATTGTTATCTCCATATGAAAACATGTTATCAAATTTAAATGATATAGGGTGCCATGTCATATGACGCACTGAATCTAATATTGGTAATTTAGAATTAATCGTACGATTTATATGTCGTATTGCATCTAATTCTTCTGCAGTAGCCATTGGAAATGATAATCCGATATAATCTGTTATCAATGTGTTTTGATATTCAACGTCACGAACATTTCCAATATTGATACTAGAATTATTATTAACACTAACTGAATCAGATTTACGTTGTATTGATATATCCTGAACTTGATATTTACTACGAATCATCGTAATAATCTTTTTCATATCAGCTGCGGTAGTACCATTAAATATTATTCTTACACGTGGTTTTGTTGGTACTTGTGATGGTGATTTAACTAATGTAGTTCCATTTACTTCAAATGTAACATAACCATAATCATTAACTATTTCAACAAATTCCGCATTTCTTTTTTCAATATCCCAAACCAGTATACCATGATTTAATGCTTCTCCATAATTTTGTTGAATAAGCGAACCCGGATATGCAATTGTTTTTTCATCGTTTAGATATTGAGCTGGTTTATGTATATCACCTAACAATGTAATATCATGACCATCAAACATTGCAGTAGTAACATTTTCATTTGATATAGTATAACCGATATCTGTTTTTGCGGAATTCACAGCACCATGGTGCAATGCAATTTTATAATCTGCATTGAATTGATTTGCCATTATATAATTTGATGGTGCTACATCAACTGCCATATGATTAAAAACAACACCTCCATATTCGAATAAACCATTTTCTTTAATAAATGTAATATTAGGTTTATTGATAACATCTAATATCGGAGAAATTGCATCTATTCGATGCATATTGTTTAAATTCATGTCATGGTTACCTAAAATAACAATTGTAGGTATATTAAATCCACTAAAGAAATAAACTAGCAATTGAACTAATTCTGGAGACATATCCAATTTTGCATGTACTATATCTCCTGTTATAACAACAGCATCATTTTCAGTAGCATTGTCATTTATATAAGAAAATAAACGATCAAATACTTCTTTATATTCAGTATGACGTTTCAATGTTCTGATATGAATATCCGAAACATGAAATAATTTATTAAGTTTAGTAATACCTGTTTGTATTTTTTTTATTTCCATAATAATGACATTCTTAATTCCATTAACCTATTAAATGTTAATTCTGGTGTTTCTTCTATAATTTTATTGATTGTTAAAAATCCTAATTCAGATGCATCAGATTCATTGATTTCAATTAAATGTACATTTAATCCTTCTGACATAAATTTTTCAGCAATATTCAATGCATTTTTAATTGCATCTGAATCTAAACAAATGTAGATATCTTTAACTCGTTTTTCTATTATTTTCTTTTGTAATGCCGGTTGAATGATTTTCCCAAATAATGGAATTGCATTACGTTTTACAGCAATTGCATCAAACGCTCCTTCACATAAAACAATTGGTTCTGACCAATTAATCATCATATCAAAACCGATAATATCTTTTGATACATTTGGATTTTTATGTTTTTGTGTATCATTTTTATAAAATGCTCTGGATACAAAATAATTCAATTGACCATCTTCATCATAACTTGGTATAATTATTTTACCACTATACTGGCCAGATTCACAATATCCAATTCTATATTTCAATATATCAAATATTGTAACACCTCTATTTTTTAAATAGAAAATTGCATTTTTATAATCTGGTGTATTTTTTGATATCCATAATGGTTTATAATCTTCTGGTAATTGTAATGTGATTGTTTGTTTTGCAGTATCAGTAGTAGTTCTATATTTTGCAATATCAATTATTCTTGTTAACTGATCAAATTTGTCTTTTGATAAATTTAATTGTTTAAATAATGATACTATAGTTCTACCTTTTTTATCAGATATCCAACAATGCCATGGATTTTCACCATTAGATGTTGTATTAATATCAATTTCTAATTTAGGTTTATAGTGAGATACAAATGGAGAAAAGAATGCAATATTATTACCAGATGTAGATTTACCTTTACCTAAGATAGATTCTAACAACTGTAATAAATTTAAATTCTTCATATTATATTATAATATAAATT